TTCCAACTGGCAATTTTGCCGTTGAAGATAATGTAGCTAATTCTTTTATCAGATCGGGCAAGTAGCCGTAGCTGATCTGCCAAATCAAATGCTTCCGCCGGGTTGGACTGGAGATTAGCGTTAATGTCAATGGCACGAACAATGCCTTCAGCAGTTGGATTGTGATCGGACTTACGCGCTGCATGACGTTGATCACCGAGCCACCCTTCTGGTGCAACTCTACTTCTATCTGGCCACGCATCATCTATCTGCTCTCTGAGTTGTTGCCCAGCTTTGCACAACTTAGCCAAGCAGCACCGCTGCTTCTTCAGCAGTTAGACCAAGCTTTGCCAAGATTTCGGCGCGAGCAACTTCTTTTGCTGCTGCTGCTTTTTCTGCTGCTTTGCGATCTGCCTCTGCCTGCGCCGCTGCTGCTTCAAGGTCTGCGATTTCCTCAGCCGTTAGTGGCACAACGCTCTGTTCACCTGTGCTGCAGTCTACGATTACTTTTTCCATTTGTTGCTCCTTATGAGTTTTTGATTCCGTATAGAAAGAATGATGAGCCTGATGCAAGATTGCCAACGCCGTTATATAGTTCAATAGAAGAAATTGCCGTTGTATCTCTCCATAAACCAGCCACAGCAGAAATGCCAGCCGTTGTTGAATTGTTTTCACTTGCGCCAAAATTAGCTATAGGTTTATTTTGCGATACGGTATAAGATGGAATGTATATTTCAACACTGCCAAAAGTGTTATTTGTAGCATTATCACCACTTACTACATTTGTGATAAGCATTCTTGTTGTGTTTGAAATGCGCCCAGAAGATGCAGCAGAACCATCAGATGTTAGTTGTGTTATAGAATAATTAGTTGTGGTCGCGTTGAATCTTACTAACAAATCTTGAATAGTGCTTCCTGCGCCAGCCGCTAATCTTACTGAGCATCTTACCACCAAATCAGTATAAGTCCCGGGAATAGCCGAAAAGGTAACCGATGCGGCAGATGAAGATAAAGTATTGGAAGCGATGAGTGTGTATGTGTTAGCCATAGTTATCCCTTCCTATGCTTTCAAGATTCCGTAGAGAGTTGCGGTGGTGCCGACAGCAAAAGTGCCAGCAGAAATACCTAAATCTAATCTAGTAATGGCAGCAGTGTTTCTCCATAAACCTACATATCTTCCAACTTCTCCAGCCCCATTTTCGTCTTGATTAGATATGACCAACGCTGTTTTATTCGTGCTGCCAGCATAAGAAAAAATGTCAACACTAAAAAATTGTGGTTGTGCAGTAGTTATGTTGTAGCCATCATTTAAAGAAATTTCTGTAATATTTGAATTTCTATTACTGGCAGCAGCAGCCCCTGTTCCGTAAAGTCTAGTTATACTGTAATTAGTTTGGTCGTTATTGAAATACATTCTGACATTTGAGTTGTTGCTTGTGTTTTTACACACTAACACTAATTTCAAATCAGTATAGGTTCCAGGAATGCTAGAGAAGGTAATAGATGCAGCCGCGCTGCTTAGTGTGGTCGTGGCTATCGGTTCATAAGTCGCTGGCATTATGCACCTTTTATTCCGTAGAGGGCGAAGGTTGAACCTGCGATGATATTGCTAGTTTGGTTCACTATGTCTATTCTATTTATAGCACTTGAGTTCATCCATAAAGCGGAGCGCAACTGTATTTCGCCCGAACCATTCAAATCAACGCCAGCCATTGTGCGAATAGTTTTATTTTTAGTAGTAGATGCGTAATCGTGGAAATCAACTATCGCAACACCAAAGACGCTTGCCGTAGCAGTTGCCCCTGATACTTTAGCAATATCAAAATTAGAGCCGCTGGCCGCTCCACCTACTGTTGCTGTCGCGCCATCTCCAATTAAATTGTGCTGTGCGTAATTAGTGCCAGTATCGCTATTTACAGTTGCTCGCAAAGTTGATACTGTCGCAGCCCTATTACCCCTACCAATCAACCTAAGTTGTAAGTGTTGATATGTAGAAGGTATGGAAGTAAAAGAAACAGTTGCTGTGTCTACTGCAAGGGTAACAGTAGCAATAGATTCATAGGCGGTTGCGCCGCCTGCCGCCGCTGATCCAATAGCTGCTATAAAGTTAAGCAATCGCGCCTACTACTGTCCAGGCATTAGCAGCCGTCTTAATACAGGCTGCGCTGCGATATTGTGCAACTGTTGGTGCAGCTGATACTGCACCTGCGCTAGTTACTGTGGTTGTTCCAGATGTAACTGCGTTAATGGTTAGTAAGCCTGCACCTGTATTTAATAAAGTAACTGTTGTGCCTACTGGAAAATTATAGGTAGCATCGGTTGGAATGCTTACTGTTTTTGTGGATGCGTTAGTGGTCTGCACTAGCACCTGATATTGATCACTAGATGCGAGGGTATAAGTTGCCCCTGATTGTGCATTAATGGTAAATGCCACCAAGCTGTTCATCTCGGCAGCGGTGAGAATATCACCTGATACGAATGGATAACCTGTTGGCATGCTTACTCCTTAGTAACCTAAAACGCTGGTATCTAGTATACCAAGCGAAAGCGAATCTAATACGAACCCTGTTATCAAGCTTTCGCCTGTATACACAGTTGTGGTCATTTTCTTGTTTGTAAAGTCATGGTGCAAAGCCTGCACTAAAAGGGTCTGCTGTATGCTGGTAGCACCCGGCATGGACTTTAGGACAGTAACGCAATCAAGCAGTTCTATCGCTAGGCCAGCGGTGCAGCGGCTAATATCGTTGCCATCCTCTAAATTGAGCGTGATGTTGTCTATGCGTGTTTCGGTGTCTTTGCGTGTTGATAGCAGCATGGAAGCTTGGTCAAGGGCTTCAGTATCGGTCTGCACCAATATGCCATCTCTTACGCCTGAATGGATAAAATAGGTATCTATACTGTCTTGGTCAAAGACATTTTGTGGGCTGCCACCTGAGCGTGTAACTGTAACGTCATTTACAATCAAAGTATCATCAAAGGCGGTTACTGCGTTTTGATAAGCAATACCTGACCCATCATCGGCAAAATCGTATATTGGACTAGATAGGCTGGTAGTTAGATGGTCGCGATCTATAAAAGTTACCAAACCTTCAGCATCAAGAAACAGGCCGCCAAACTCGCTATCCTCTACCGTTCTAAGGGCTTCTAAGGCACTTCTCGCCGTGCCTGGGTCTGCCTGAAGGGTAGATTGACCAGTATCTATATCTCGCAGCCCTGAAGGCCATTCTGTGGCATTTAGCAGGGCATTTACGCGAGCCCCTGATAGTTGACCTGCCGGAGCTGCTGACACTGTCGTTATCTGTGAGCCTTCAAGCAAGCGGAAGGCATCAACGCATCTCAGGGTAACTTTGCTGACTTCATCTGTTCCAATCCTAAACCCGGTATCGTAATTGGTTATGAATCCGCTAAAAAGATAGTAACGCGCCCCGTTATAGTCTGCGTATATTTGAATCTTACGCAACGGCTTTAAATCGCCATAGTAAGCGCCAGCAGGGTTATCTGGATTCCAATCCCCATTGAGATCATAAATTGTTACGTTTGCAGACCCAGCCTCAAACTTGTTTACAATACGATTACGCCCACGGCGCACCGATACTTGGACTATTTCCTGTGTGATGTCTACTAAGTTAACTGCCTGCTCATTCAATTGACCAAAATCTAAAGCACCATAAATAGGATCATCTAAAATAAAATTGTTGATGACAAACGGAACACCGCTAGTAAAATCAACAATTGCTCCAATTACGGGTGCTGCTGGCATTAAATTGCCCTAGAACTATATAACAAACCTCTGCCAGATTTTTGATACTGGTATTGAATGTCTGTTATGACTTCAGCCAAATCTTCAGCTGATGTAACGTTGCCTTCAACAATAACTGTTATGTTTGTATCTCCCATAGATTCGGCTAACATCTGCTCAGCCAACAATAATTCTGCATCTGCCAAGGCCGCCTCAGCCAGAGCATTTGATTCAACTGCTGCTATGACATCTGGATTACCTGCTAAGAACCCAGCAACTACATCAGGTGCTAAACCAAGCGCACTACCGGCAGCTTGCGCCACATTTTGACCTGCAACCTGACCATTGATGTATACATTATTAGCGTTGACATCCATGCGCTCAAGCTTGGTAACTGACATCTTTTCTTGGTCTAATTTCAAACCTTTTTCAGCAAACAGCGTTTCAATAGGAATCTTGATGTTTAATTGCTTTAACAGTTCTTGGATACGCGAGATTGTGCCAGGCCAATCAGCAAACGGATCACCAACCATTTCATCTAGGCTATCTAGCAAATTAGCTAATTCTAAAGCAGCAGCCTCAGCTTTAATTAACTGGCCTTCTAGGATAATGGCTCGCTTAACATCCTCATCAAGAATGGCCTGCATCAGCTCTAGTCTTAGACGTTCTACATCGTTGATTTGACCACCAAGGGCAGCAGCAATCTGAATGCGCTCTAATTCAAAACGCTTGGCAAGTTCACCAAGTATGCCTTCTTCTTTTTTCTTTTTGTTCAATTCTTGTTGTGCTTTAACTTGTTTTTTAGTTAGAGCCAATAATTCTTTTTGACGTTTAGCAGCATCAGCCTCAGCCTTAGCGCGAGCCCTGTCAATTTGTGCTTGTCTATCACTCGCAGCGGAAATGGTCATTGGCTCTCTAAATGGAGCAGGTTTAATTTTGCCAAAGTCTTTAACAAATTGGAACACGCTACCAGCAACATTGGTTACTTCAATTGAACGTAATAAATCAAATGCTGTTGAGGCGTAAGTGCCTAAATCTTGAAAAGCAGTTACAAGATTAGCAACTCCACGTGTAGTGTCGGCCACGGAATCAGCAAAGGCATCCATAGCAGTTATACCGCCATCAATGCCTTTATCTCCAGATAAAGTTGCAAAGGCATCAACTAAACCTTTACCGATAGTTTCCTGCATATTGGCGTAAGCAACATTAAGCAGGCTTACTTTGCCAGCATAAGTATCTAAGTAAGCAGCACTTTGACCCTTGAATTGAGTTTGCAGAATCTCTTGCAATTCTCCAAAACTCTTGGTGGTTAATTCCACTTGAGATAAGCCAGTATTATATTTAGATAAACTTCTAGTTTGACCGACAAAAGCTTTAGATAAATCTTTAGATACAGTTGCAACGTCAACTCCACTAGCCCTTGACATGTCTAGTGCCAAAGCCATTAACTCTTGAGATTTTGCTACTGATCCTGTGGTGTTTAATAGGGCCTGCATAGCAGGGCGAAGCGAATCATCTAGCACACCGCTTGTTGCTTCTAAGTCAGAAATAAACTTAGATATGCGTGTATCTTCAAAAGCTAAGCCTAGATTTTTAACGCTCTGCGATAGACGTGTTGCAGCCTGTTCATCTTCACTAAATGCCTGAAGCGAAGCTTTGCCAAATTGAACAACCTTTGTAACCGAAAAGGCAGCAGCGAACTTTTTGGCTAAAGAAGTAAAGGCGGCATCTGCCTTTTTTGTGCCTTTGTCGTTGTAACTTGTAACTATGGGAAATACAATTGCCACGTTACATCCTCGCTATCTCAGCATTGGCTTGAGCTGCTACTTGATCTAATACTCTTAAAATTGTGGCTTTAGCTTTGCCTTGATCTTCAACTAAGTTTCTGCCTAATAAACGGCCAGATGTTTTAGCCGTGCGACCTGTGCGTTCTAAATCGCCAATGCCATTATTCAAATTGGTAATAAAATCGCCACCAGCATTACGATTATTAGATTTTGATTCCGGGCTACCATATCGGTTTTGCCTTCCAGCAGTTTCTATAATTGCGCCAGCAGCAGATTTATTTAACAAACTTACTAAAGATGACCAGCCAGACCGATTGCTTCTACTTTTGGCTAGTGAATAGGTCAAACCACGTCTAACTACATTGGATTCAAAACTTGGAAAAGCGCGATTCCGACCTGTTCGGCTTTCACGTTCATAACCTGGATAATTAAACCGAGATAGGTTTTGAATTGTGCCTGGCACATCCATACGCGCTTGCTTTACAATTTCTTTTAACGGCGCAGCAATTTGTGCGTTGTATGCCTTAAGGGTTTCAGGGGCTAGTTTACGCAGTATCTTCCTAGCCTCTACGACCCCTTTTACCTCTGTTGGCATTCTCTCGCTCTCTTGCCTGCTGCTTTAAGACTTCATAAAAAGCCTTAAGCAAATCTGTGTCCATGTTAATAAACTCGCTAGGCGCGATCCCTGTATGGATGCTCAACTGAGCAACCCTATACGTAAAGGAATCGCGCGTTAGCCATTTGGGGAATCATCTGACACCACATCCACAGCAGCTAGAGTTTCTAAAAACGCTGCGCCAAAAGGTTTGACGTCAGGCGCATCTGCGCGGCGTAGACATTCCCACGCAAGCCAATAGATATGCTCTTGCTTTTCATCCTCGCGGAAGGCTTTGTGGAAGCCTTTACGGAACTGCTGCTCAAAAGCATATTCAACAGACGGACTAATTGAGTGTGTGCTCTTAGTTCCATCAGCCCTTGTTACTATTATTCTTGCCATTTTTGCCCCTTTGTTAAATTAGAACGTGCCTGTTGTTGCTACTGTTACCTTGGAATTAAGGGTAAAGGTAATATCCTGGGTTCCAATATCGCCAACTGCACCATTGATAGGTGTTAGGTTGTTTACTAGAATATCAAAAGTATACAACGGATTTGTTGCGCTTACAGCAGGTGTCTTTTCCTGAACCATCTTGACAGCAACAGTTGTTCCAAATGCGCTGTTAAGTGTGGTCAATACCTGTGAAGCTGCTGTGTCATTTAGGAAGGATACAGTTAGAGTTCCTGATTCCAAGCCTTTAACAAACTTGTGTGCAGTATCTCCCATCGCTGTTACTTCTAATTCGTCAGCAGCGTAGTTAAGAGTTACTGAAGTTACGTGGTCGCTAAGATCAATCGCGTTAATCTTTAGACCAACAGTATTGTTCAAAAATACAGCCATGTTAGCTTATTCCTCGTCTTTCTTAGTTGTTGGTTTTGGTGCTTTTTCGCTTAGCTCAACCTGGCCAATTTTGGCAAGGAAAGCCTCGCGTTCTTTGTCTACATCAGCCATGTTTTAGCTCCAATCGGATAGAACGCTGATTGATACTTCACCGGATAACAGATCGCCTGCTGTTCCGGTTAAGACCGCCGGGGCGCTGAAAGTGCCAATTGAGTATGCAATTGATGATGCTTCCAGCTTATTTACTATATTCAAATAATAATCTTCAATGTTAATTAAGTTGCCTTGGTTGTCAAACATAGGTGTCAGCACCACTAGTTTGAAATTGACTTTAGGCTTAACTGTTTTGTAATGGTCGTTGCTTGGCTCAATGTATGGATCATCAGGCTGCACCACAATGCTATTAGCAAGCGGTGTGGCAGGTGGGAAGGAAAACACCTGCCACGCCGTATTATCAGTTAGCGCAGCCGCGATTGTTCCACGTAGGGTAGAGATTGCTGACATTATCCTACTTGACCGCCCGGTGCTAAGTGATCCGCAAGTAAACCGCGAACACGTGCCATTAAGGTATTGCCCATGCGATACGGCGATGGTTGAAAATCAGGTGAAATGCCGCCAGCGTTTGAAGCTTGGCGAGCCTGCCAAATGTCAACAGCGACCATTAAAGTTGCTTCATTGACTTCAGCTAAAGTTGAATAATCTATGGCCTGTGTTCCATAAACACGACCCCATGGCGCTATCGTGTGATAAGCGCGTGTAACGATTTGTGCATTGACAAACTCTAGCCAATCATCTTGGACTTTAGTTATTGTTTGTGATCCATTAAAGTGTTGACGGACATTCTCAACAGTAATGGTATCTCCTACCACAAATTGATCAATGTTTTCATAAATATAAATACGCCCTGTCGTGCCTGTTGCTTCCAATGCGTAAACGGATTGTGTGTTAAACCATAACTTGGCCTTAACAATGTTTTCTGCTGCTTGGCAGCATTCTTCCACTACTGCTGAGCTGTATAAAGCACCAATGCCAAGAGCAGAACGCAGTTCGGCTTCAGTAACGTATGTTGCTGGCATTGTTTATCCTTTCTAATGTTAGCCCCGGCGCAAGGGCTGTGCGCCGGGGTAACTCTCTTTTAACTAAGCTGCGTTGTTAAAGCGGAATGCGCCTGCGCCAACTTTCGTGGCAATCGCATAGTAGCCATACATTCCGATTTCAACCTTGCCTGTTCCTACCTTTTCAGCACGTAGTTGTAGACGTGGTGATTCGTAGTAGGTATAAGAATCGCGGTTGACAACAACAATTGAAGAATCTCCTACACCTGACATTGTGTAATCAACATACAATGGCAGACCAAGTAGTGTTCCACGAATTGCATCAACAGCAAGATTTCCTGCTGCATTCTGTGGAGCTGCTGCGTTGAAGATTGGGCGATTCTGGGAATCTACCAAGCTAGTTAGGTTGCTCCATTGTGTTGGAGAAACAATTACACCTGTTGCAAACTTGAAGGTGTTTGAGTAAATGCTCTCGCCTGCACGTGCTACGAATGCTGCAATTTCTGCGCCATCCCATGGAAGGGTAATGGTTGTTGAATCAAGTGTTCCACCTGCTGCAAGTGCAGTCTTAACGGCGGTGTTCGTTGCCTTAGCATATTGATCGCCCATCAAGGCAAGAAGTTCTGAGAGGAAGGCAGGACTTGTGCGGTCTAGAACCTCAACAGAAAATAATTGCATCCCTGCCGCTTTCTTGACATCAACATCAATGTATTCAATCTCAACTTGAGTATCATCAAATGCTGCGCCTTCAGCAATCGGTGCGCCTACTGTTGGAGCGGTCTTTACACGTGGGATTTGGAACTTCATACCTGCATCTGGAAGTGTGCCAGATGAAATTGCTTCAATGCTTGCTCTTGTTCCAGTTGTCTTAGGATTGATAATTTCAGTTAGCTGACGTGTTGGAACAAGGCCAGGAACATCAGTTGTTGTATCGGTATCAGAAGCGGCTGCGATCCATTGACGTGCATCCTCATCGCCAAATACAGAAGCTCTAATTGTGTTCTCTAGCATGCTTAATGGTGTTACATTGATTCTTGGTTTTGCATAAATTGGTGCGCTTACAGTTGGGCGAGCAGCTTCCACCGCAGGGGCTTCTACCACTTGCTCAACATTTGCGGTGTCTGGAGTTTTCTCCACGACTGCCTCGCTTTCGTTTTGGGTTAGGTTTTCTTCAGCAACTTCTTCTTCAGAAGCTGCAACGCTCAAGACTTCTGCACTTTTGAATGCAGCAGCTTGAACAAGACTTGTTTCTGCCATACGGCTAGAAATAACGCGATAAACATCTTTCTCGCGCTTGCCATCAATGACTTCTACGCCAACAGATAATCCGCTACGTAGTTGCTCAGATGCTTCAATTAGCGCATCGTTTCCGCGTGTTGTATTTGAAATCTTAAAAGTTGCATAAATGCCATCTTCATCTTCACGATAAGAAACCATGCGACCAATTGGCTTTTTTGCATCATGCTCTAGTAAAAGTTTTGGCTTAGGGCTCTCTGGAATCTCAATTGATCCTTTTTCAAAGATAACTTTGCCAGCAGATGTCTGCCCAATCTCTCCATTGAAAGGCACAATTTTGCCAGATATGGTGCGCTCACTAATTGAGCATTCTAAACCGCTAGTAAACGTTAGGTGCATCTTGATTTCCATTCGGTGATAGGTTTTCCATTTCCATAGCTTGCTCTATTGAAATCAAGCCAAGGGTTAGCATTTTTTCTATGACGGCTAATCTTTCCAACGCATTTACAGCAAGGAAAGCATCTTCAACGTCAAACTTTACAATGTTGCCTCGCGCCGTAATATCATCCATTGATAAGCGATCTTGTATGGCATGGACATACGGCGCAAGAGATAAGGAAACAAATTGACGGCGTTCATCTTGCACGTTTGCATAAGTCATTGACGTATTTTGGTCTGCGCTTATGTAATATGCTGGAACATTCATCATTCGTGCAATTTGTGTTGATGTGCTTTGCACAGCATCAACAAACATCATGTCGCGTGGGCTAAATGCTGTTGGTTGGTAATCTAAAGTGCTTGTTAAATATGCTGTTGAACGGCGTTCACGTGCAGACTTCCAAGCAGCTAAAATTGCTTGGACTTCTTCTTGTGCTAAATCAGCACCAGTATTTTTAATAACACCAGATGGCATTGGCGTTGCTGATGCAACACGCATGGCAGTTTCTAAATCAATTGCAGAGCGTAAAGTTCTTGCGCCACGCTGTAATACACCTTCATCTAATCCTTGGAAGGTAATTAATGATCCAAGACCTGACATTGGAACAGGTGAGCCATCAATTGCATATTGAGTAATAAAATTACTATTGGCATCAGTTGTAAATGAAACACGACCTGGTGCAATCCATTCAAATCTTGCTGGCCTGCCATCATCAAAATAAACTTCAGTTACACGCCAATAAGCAACACCATAAAATATAAGTGAATCAACTGTCCATGCAATTGTAGTGCTAAGCGGCTGGCTAATTGATGGTTGCTCTAACCATAATGGCTTACCCAATTTTTCGCCTGTTGATTTTTTGTATAAGCACAAAGGAAATGTTGCAATAGTTCCGGCTAAAAGGTTTCTGCACCTTGCTACGCTGGGAACAGTCATCGCCTCATCACGTGCAACTGCTGTTAAAACTGTTGGTAGAAAATAACTGAAAGAATCAGTCATTAACTGTGGTGCAGCTTGCGCCTCTATTTTTGCAGGGCGAAAGCGATCAAATAGACCCATCGTTTAAGGATACCACACAAATCAGACATTTCTACCATTTCAGACATAGATTTGTGGCTTGCTTTGTGGCTTTAGTAATTGATGCACCACCATGGCCAATGAAATGGCAGCAGACACATCCCCAGCAGACTTACGGCGCACAATACGCCACCCGGCATCACTTTCTTTCGCCGCGCAGTTATTCATGCTGTCAACTAGCGATTGTTGCCCTGCATGCACAATTCTACAGTTAACTATGCTGTCATAGAGATCGGAACAGGCCTGATAGAACACAGTTCCAGACATATCTTGGATTTTGTGGCCTGATTGGCTTAATCGCTCGGCAACACTCATGGTGGCATACTTATCAAAACAAATCATTCTCGGTTTGTATTGTCTTGCCCATTCATTGACTTCAATAGCCATTTTAAGTTCATCTATCGCTACTTGGCTTTCAAATTGGGCTATAACGCCAACGCCAACCTTGCCATCATCCATAATTTGGCCAGCAACAAGGCTTGCCATCTTTTTGTTAACCGATATGTCCATGCCAAAAATAGTGAGCCTACCTGGCTCAAGTTTTAGCTCAGCAAAGCCCAAATCTTCAAATGCACGGTAAGGCCATGGCGATTTAAGCGCTGAAACCCATTGACAAAGCGTTTCAGTTCTGCTTGCTTCAACGCTAGATGTGGCGATTGCTTCCTCTATGGTTGTTTCATCAATTAGGTAGCCTAATGCTGGGTTTGCCTGATACCAAGCGTTGCGATCCGTTATCTTTGCAAAATCATCAGCGCTATATTCCCAAAAGCCCATTGTGGCAGGTGGATATGACAAACATCTGCTGCGTATATCGTTTAATACGCTTGAATAGGCATCCCCTGCGTTACTAGTCATAAATATCTGACTATTTGGTCTAGCCCTAGTAATTGGCTTAGCTGCTGTCCAAGAATCTTCATCTATCTCACGTAATTCATCAATGTAAAGCA